CCTTATCGCTTTGTTAAGTTTTGCGTCTACAATGCTGACATTCCGCTTAATATTCTCCCCATCCATAAATATTGAAGATACGATACCGTCTATGGACATAAACCCTTTTTCTCCGACTTTGAGTTTTGTTACGAAATCAAACGCCTCGTTAGGCAAAAATAATTCTACTTTTCTTGAAACCTCGTTATCAGCTACGACTCTACTTCCCTGCATTAGAATACTCTCCTTGATGGTGTCATGAATGAGAAGTTCACTCTTAACACTACGAAATTTTTAGTCTTTTCAACAACTTTGAAATCACTTATAAAATCTATTTCTTCTCCTATCTTCCTATCCCCTATGCCTGAAAGATTATTCTCTGCTATATCGAATATGGGTTCAAACTTTATCAGGTGCATTTAATAACTCCGCTTTTAATATCTTTACAGTTTTTACGAATAACTCTGTCCCATCGGATTGAGATTCTAACCGCTCTTCTTCGATTGCCCCTTTCATAGAGAGTTGTCCAGTCTGACCTACTTCAAGTTGCGTGAATACTGGACAACTCCTGTTAAGGATTATCCTTGTCTTATGTCTTTGGGCTAAAGTTCTACTACCCTGCATTAGAAAATACCTAAAACTGTTACTGGAGATGCCTCAAGACCGCCTCCAGAAAAAGTATTATCCGATATAATTGTCAAAGCTTTCGTCCCGAATTCCCTGATAGATATTGTCTTATCAGGCCCTATGTAATATCTCTCCCTATTGCCCTGAACCCCACTACTCACCCCATCAGTATCATTACCTCTGAAATTAACCCATATACCGCTATCAGCATCATAGTTAGTAATAATCAGTTCTCTGGTCTCAAAAGGAAATGTTATTTCTTCTGATTGGTTGACATTGCTTAAACTTACCGTTACAGGAGATGCGTTTCTCCTCACAAGACCAGTTCCAACCGCATAAACAGAAGTGGTTATTAACAACCCGATTATTACCAATATTCCTATCTTTCTCATACTTCCCCCTTTTATTGTCCTAATTGTCCAGCTCGTTCAGAATCTGTAAGTGAGTCAAAGTTCCGCCTCTGGACATTCAACCCTCGCTGTTTAAACATATCACTATCGAGTTCAAAATGTTCAGAGCCTGATATGTCATCTAATATTTTTTTACCGCGAAACCATCTCGGTAATCTACCCCCTCGCCCAGTCCTGCGTGCCATAAATCTCCTTTTTTGTTCCCATATATAGACCGTAAAATACAGCCAATAACATTCCACTCGGAGCAATGTGAGAAACAAAATTCCCTGTAGCATTTAACAAATACGCCAGAACAGATGAGAAATACAAGACTAATTCCGCAGTCTTTGAAGCGACAGCAAACCCCCAGAAGAAATGCCCGATTAACAATAGCCCTACTAAAACCCCTATATAACCTAACTCAAATATGAAAGTCTCTACATAGTCATTATGAGCGTGGTCAAACTTCTCTGTGTTACAGTTAATCTCATTATCAGGGGTATCGTATTGTGGAATAAATGGGAATATCTGATTGAAGTTTCCGAACCCGTAACCGAAAATAGGATTACATTGTATTGTTCCTGTTTTGCCGTTCTTGGTTATGCGTGTTTTTCCTTTTATAGTGATATCTGTAGCGTGTTTCCAGACCTTGAATCTTATGCCGAAATCCGCTTGAGAGAGTTTCTCAAACTTCACAAAGAATATAATTCCTGCGATAACGATAAATGCGAGAAAAAAAGGCATAAGATGTTTATACATATAAGATACATATATTAAGCACGCAATTACTGCTGATACAAAAGCGAATGACGATTTGGAAAAAGCTATAGCAGTGAATGAAAGTATAGATAATAGCGGATTTATGCCTATCATAATAGGAGATGTTATAGCGAAAAATGAACCCATGTGGTCTGGAGAGCCAGCGAAAGCCACCATATCGTCAAGAGCCCTGTTTCCTTTCAGATAAAAAATAGGGTCGAGATGGAATTTCTGCAAACACAACCAGAAAAACTGAAATAAAACCAACGCAAGTATACTCCAGCGTATATATTTTCTATGTGTCTTGTTGAACTTCGAAACCCCGTAACTCAAAAGACATAATAAGTCTAATTGTAATAATAAAAGCACAGAACCGTTAGTAAGTCCTGCCACGAAAAATGTCGATAATAAACACACCCCTGTAAATATGGATAAAAATTTATTATAATGCCACAAAAATACTGATATTCCACCGAATAAAAAGAACACAAGCGCTATGTATTGCCCCATCCACACCTTCTGTCCTGGGACTTTGACAGCGCTACAAAGTGGAACTATAAGTATCATTAAAATTACAAGAGTCAGAAACTTTTTCATGTTAGTATGAGGGAGGCCGAAGCCTCCCCCATTTCACTTATGACTAATCTATGTTCGATTGACCACCTACGACAATTCCAACTTCTCCTGAAGTCCCAGTCCTTGACCAACTTGTAGTCGCTGGACTTGCTCCAAAACCAACTGCTGGTTCTGATGCAATTCTCAATACGCCGTTAATATCGACATAAAGATAAAATATATCCCCATCACCATCGGAGAATTCAATATATCCAGGAACTCCTGTTGCATTAAGCCCTCTTACTGCTATGTTGCCAAAACCTGATTTCCCTTCAGACGAAGTATGTTGTCGGGGGGATTGGGCAAACAAAGGAATAGCCATAAGTAAAACCAAGCTAACTATTGCTAAATACCTGATTTTTCTCATTTTTACTTCTCCTTTGTCTACGCTCCCTGTGAACCGTATGTTCCCATCCAATGCGAATAGTCGACACTGAATCTCATACGGGATAGATGTTTAAGATTAGTGGAATCAAAATCAGTCCCACGCCTTAAAGCACCCATTGGAACTCTCCAGAAAAACTTTAATTGATGGACTCCCTTTTCTGCCAATAAAAACCACGCGTCTGTATCAGTCGGATAGTGCCATACAAAATACTGGAGGTCTTTTTTGTTAAGTGCATTAACTTCATTGTTTGCGACAAACGGTTTGTATTCCGAACCCAAAAGCTCTTCGGCTATATTCCAGCTATCAACTGGAATTACCAGAAGGACTGCCTTTGTGGGCTGTTTCAAACCTCTTTCATCTTTGAACTTCTCTATGTCAGTCAATCCAGTTGTCAGAGATGATACAGATAAATCAGCGTCTGTAGAAGGTCTGTTAGACTGTGTTCCGCCTGCAAGAATCGGATGTGCAGTCGAAAACAAAGGAACGCCGTCAAAACCATTTGTAGTAAACCCGTTGTTGAATACATTAGCAGCAACAGTCTCTACGGTTTCTATACCGCTACGTGCCAGAGCTTGTGGATATTTATTGAACGTCTGAGGTGTCTGAAGATTATCTTCGATAGCTTCTTCAGTAATCTCATATCCTAAAGCGTAAGTAACGTGAGTATAAGTCTTCTTTATGCCTGGAAGGATTGCATCAAAAGTAGCAGCTTCTCCTTCGTTCTTTTCAGGCATTGACCTGAAACCTGATGTGTAGCTGTCTATCTCGGACTGCCTGTCCGAAGTCCCTACATTGTAAATCTTGCGATACTCTTCGCCCCAGCTTACTAACCCGTCTTGATGCAGGTCATTTAAGTTGGCGTCCAGAGCATCGACAATCTGCGCTTTAGTTATTACAGCCATTGTCTACTCCTTCCTTATACGCCAACGGACTTATCTACTGGTCCGAAGATGCTTTCGTTAAAGGTTACGTATAAATCTACATTTGCACCGAACGTATTATCTGGCGCAACTACCCTACCAAGAATAAGGAACTGACCACCTGAGTTTAAATCACTAAAGTCGAGTTCATGTCCACTTCTTGATACAGTTTCGTCGCCTGCTCCAGCCACATGGTCAGTTGTTGCGAATACGTCTGCTGCTGTTGGTGTTTGACCAGTTTGTGATTGAGCGATAAAACGTTTGCCTGGGATAGCCAGTGCAACTAAAGCTTTACCAGCTACAGAGCCAGTTAAAAACTTAGTCGTTACTGCTGCTCCAGGGCTTCCTATTGGAATACCATTTAAATCGTAGAGTGCAACCACAACGCCAATAGCTGAAGTGCCGATATCAGCTGTAGCTGGCCTTACTGAACCAGCTCCATTTATCATGACAACATCGCCGACAAACATGGCTGTCGAGCTACTTGCATCTACGTCAAATCGCAGTTCCTCACTTGGTTTCCTGTCTGCTGGACGAAAACCAGTGCTGTTTAAGTTTACCATAATTTACCTCTATTTCCAGTTACCTCGTAACTTCTCCTTAGGTTGGAGTCCTTTCATATCAGGGTGTCCTGTTCCTGATAGTTCAGAACTTCCTTCTTTTATCATTGTTTGTATATCTCCTATTTTTTCATCTGCGAGTTTCTTTTTGTGAGCTTCTTTCTTCGCATAAAGTTCTTTAGGCATATATACAAGGATTTGGTCTCCAGCTCTATATAACCCATCAGGAGATAATCTCAAATCTTTTGCAGGGTCTCTTGAAATAGCCCCGTCTTTTATGCCCAACTTCATGAGATGCTCACGTCCGCAAACTTTCCATCCGCCTTTCTGTAAGAGCAAGTTCCCAGTCTTCATCGTGATATTCTTTCCGCCAGACATGGAATCGTCTCTTATGAAGCGATACTCGAAATTCGGGTCTTTAATCGACAGATAGAACGGGTCTATTTTCCCATAAAAATCTTCTATTATTGTCGCACTATAATCCCCGAATTTTACCTCCTGTGCTTTTGGGACACTTTTTGTGTCTGTCATCTTTTCCTCGCTTTCTTTGCGGCAAGGGCTTTCGTTAGTATTTCATTTTCCGTGTAAACCCTGCCTGTTTTGGGATTTATAATATCCCTGTATTGCTTTGTTGCCGTATCCCTTTCACCTTCGGTAAAAGTTTCTTCTTCAAGTTTTCTACCTGTAGGTTTGGGAACGCCTGATTCAATTACGCTTAAATCTTCCGTCCTGTCAATGTGGACGCTTGATATATTAAGTAATTGCTTTGCCAATTCCTCGGCTTTGCTTAAACCATCTGGAAGAAATCTATAACTCTCCAGATAAAGTTCATTAGTCTTTATATATAAAGGGTCGTTTGGATTGTGATTCTGATGTTTCTCCGCCCACTCAGGATGGCGTTTAAATACGTCTTCGAAATCTTCTTTTAGGATATTTTTATCTTCCTTTTCCTTAGTCTTATTCTCTATCCTGCCCACTGCCTCGACTACAGCTTCTTCTTTGTTCCTCTCTTTCTGATGTCTAATCCCTTCTGCTTCTGTAATCTTGCCAGCGTCTATCTGCGAGGACAAAGAGGCGTCAGTAAAGTATTTCTTGCCCCCGATGTCGATTGTTTCCTCTTTTATTTGAGGCTTTGGCGGAAGTTGTGTAGATCTTAATTCATCATTCTCTTTTTGCAGTCTTTCTCTTTCCGCTTTCTCTGTCTCTAATTTCTCCTCAGCAGTCTTACTCTTCCAAGTCAGCGTATCTATCCTCTTTTGAAAACGACCCGTTTTCTTCTCTTTTAAACCATCAAGTTCTGTATTCTCTTCTGGAGTCCTATCCGTTTTTTCTACGAGTTCTTTAGCCCTTGTTTCTTCTTTCTGTTCTTCCGCAACGATTGTTTCGTTTGGCGTAACCATTTTAATTCTCCTTTTCCATCAGGTTTCCTGACGATTGTTATTTTTCTAACAGCACCATGTCTTGTGCTCTTTTGTTGGTGTTTTTAACTACAGTCCATCCTTCGTTTATCCTTTGTTGCACTTTGTCTGGTCTTGAAAGATACTGCTTTTTAGTAGCGACTACTTTTTCTTTTCCTTTTCCTTTTTTTTTAGCCACTCAACTCACCCCCCTTATTAGTTTAGAACCGAAGTTCACTCTCTTAACTTTCCCCAATCTCCCAGAACCCCTGTTCCCTATCTCACTTTCTATACTGTCTATCCTAAGCGGTCTTGCTGGTGTGGGCTGAGAGTCTGCGAGTCTTGCCTGTACTTTCTTTCCTACTCCCCGTTTCTTTAACTGTCTGATATTAAAAGCCATAATCACCTCACAATCCTATTTTTAATCTGCCTGTCCTTACCTACACCAGGGCCTTTCTTTGGTCTTGGTTTTATAATCTTACTTACTGGTCGAGCCATATTTCACCTCCTTAAATAAAAAACCCTAACCAACTCGTGAACTCAATCAGTTACTCACGAATCAATTAGGGGTCTGTAGTTTAGACTATCCTAAACGTTCTAAACGAACTAAATGTCCTTTAGACTAATTTTTTTAATGCTTCATGGATTCTTCCTGCTTCCCAAAAAGTCTTTTTTTCTAAAAGACGAATTAAATAAGCATTCAAAGAATCAATAGCTCCCATTCTTAATCTTTCTGTAATTGGGTCAAGGGATTTTCCTGTCCCTATAGCTCCACCTATTTTACTTAATATACCCAATTGTGGTTCTTGAACACATTGTGCTTCCGTTCTGTCTTCTCCCATATTACCCTCCTTTCAGGTTTTTAAACCAAATCCTTCGGTGCTTGTATGGATTTATACAATCCAATATTTATGTTTCCTATTGAACCTTCCCTCCAGTTTACCTTGAACTCATTATTACCAGTAAAACGCCCTTCTTTGCATTGTTCGAATTCACGCCTTAATGCTTCCAAATACCAGTTTATGCGACGGTCGGTCATGTTACTCTCTTCGCTCCTTTTATAACATTTTTTAAAGCTGTTGCTATAGCTATTCTATCGCAAGTTGATTGACTTTTCCCACTTTTTAAGCAACTTTTTAGTATACCATTAGCTATTCTCGCACCCTTCTTTGCTTGAGCATCCGTCATTCCTTTCTTATGCTTTTTGAAACTTTGAGCAGTAAAAGGCATTATTTACCTATCCTTTCTAAATCAAGAATCTCCTGTATACCGATAGTCTTGCCGATATATATATCTCTGTTATCGCAGTTAGTTATATGAACCTTAGAATCTGCGTTTTTATAAATTTGCTCCAACTCCTGCTTCAAGTCCTCCCAATCCCTGCTCTGGAAGAACATTGCCAGTCGCTTGTGGCGTAGGCCTATTTCCGACTCCACCTTGACCTCCTTGTTGTGGTAAATTACCTAACACCTGCTGTTGGGTTATTTGGTTTCTTAACATCTCGCCTGTTCGTTGGATATGTTTTACGACTTTCTGTCTTACCTCATCTGGGAGTGATGGGTCTAATACGAATTCCCCATGAACCCGCAAGTGATTTATATGGTCTTCGCCCTCCGACGGGATGCCGTCATCACCTTGTAAGAATCGGGCATTCTCTTCTTCTGGAGTTCTCACTTGCTCACCTTGCGATGGCGGTAAAAAGTTACTAATCCCTATCTCGTCTAATCCGTCTATTAACCATTTCGTTAAAGCATGAAGGGCTTGTAATCCCTCACGGGTTTGTGGGTTAAAGAATGGATTTCCGATTAAGATTTGGTATATAGATAACTTCTTCTGCGCTTCGAGAGCTTTATTTGAGTTAAGTATATTCCCTGTAAGTTCAAAATCTGGTATGCTTTTAAGCGCAAAATCTGTAATGTTAATCGGCTCAAACTTCCAAGGGTTATTAGCATCTTCTCCTGCTATACGCATGAACTTATTTGGCGGCATATTTGCTTGATATAATAGATACCACTTCTTGAATATATCTTTAAGAGTCTTATTTTTCCGTTTTATAATAGCGTTAAGCCTTACATCCCCTTGTTGAACTATGATAGCGACTTTCTTAGCTGGGGCGTCAGGGTCAAGCTTGCTTTCAGTTCCTGCTTTTATCGGGGAGATACCGAACAACGCCTGCGCTTGGCTTTCAAGTTCTTCTATCATAAAAAGTATGGACTGGTCAGGTGCTGGGAGTTTAACTATATTCACTGTGTTAGGGTCGGCTGTAGGATATAAGAACCCTGACTTAGTCTTTATCGGCTCGTTCCTCATATTCCCTATCGGCTGGAAAAACCCGAACGGAGAATTGCTCTGTACAGTTCCGAACATATACTGGTTATGTAAAAGGTCACGGGCATTCTGAATCCCTGACATAAACTCCATGACCCCCACGCCAGCAAGCCGTCCTTCATCGTTTGGTATGAATATGTCAAGTCCTGTAGGCCTCATTTTAAGCGGGAATTTATTTTTCTTTAGTGATACCAGAGTTTGAGTGTTTAATTCCATAAGAGCTATGAATTCATCCTCAATTTCTTCAAGGCCTTCATCTCCAGTCATCTCTGTCTTTATAGCGTTTACTCTGAGTTTCCCGAAGAACAAGACAAACATTTTCTCAGTATCGCCCATTCTTACGGTGTCGCCTTCTTTATCTACTCGTTTGTTGTCAGTAGATTCAGAACCTCCCCAACCTTGTATTGAGTTAAAGACATCAGGATAAGTCTCACCTTCGATTTCTTTCTGTTTTATATCGCTTGCTGTGAATCTGACCCGCTTCATCTCCCATGGGGGAATTTTACCGAATACCGCTTCTTCTGGGATAAAATAGTCCTTACGACTAAAGACTTCAAATCTCGGGCCGTTATATAAGAGTTTCACTATCTCCCGTTCTTGAGTTATCGGCTCTTTGGTGTCTTCGTCTATTAAGACTTCAGAGGGATTTGTTGGATTGAATACTGGAGTTATCTTAATCTCAGTGCCGTATTCTTTAACCCATGAAATCATATAAGGCGCTTCTCCATTTTTCCCTGAAGCGTGGAATAGTCGGTCAATCCGTTCAAACAATTCTAATTCATTCTTCATGCTCCAATTAGCGAATACATCCAGTTTTTCTATTTTTGGTATATCGCCTGCCTCAGTAGGTATGATTCTCATTATGTCTTTCGAGGTGAAAAAGACATTCATTATATTTGCGTGAATCGTCTCTAAAATGACTGTTGAAAGCGGAGTCCTGTAATTCGGAGTATCTTCATCTCCTGAGCGGGTAGCCATTCTCCTCATCATCCATACGTCATCCCATAGGTCTATATCATCTTCCATTTCATCATGTTTGGGTTTACGCCTTAGATACAGGTCTTTAATATGTTGAGCGATACGTTCTCTTTCGAGGATATCGAGAGGTATGAGATTCTTCCTGTTCTTAGCCCGAATCTTCTTTAAGAACTCGGTTTCGTTTATCTCGTTTATATCTTTTACTATTTCTTCATTGGTAATTTTACGAGCCATCTATTTTCTCCTTAAAAAATCCTTTAGCGAATTAAAAGGTTTCACTATCGGTGCGCTCTTAATCTCTTCTTTAGTCTTTTGCATAGCTCTTGTCTCTGTTATATGATAGCCCAATTCTCCATGTATATAATCTAATGTCGGTATGTGCTGGGAGTTGAAAGTGAAGACTATCTTCTTGTCTATTAGTTCCGCTTTGTAGATTAGTTGGGGGTGGTTGTTATTCATTCCACAACCCTCCCGATAACCTCACTTGCAAAGAGAAGCGTTAAATCATCTGTAGATTCGGTATCATGGAAGTTCGTTCCTACGTATTTTCCTATCATTAACACATCTCCGACTTTTATGGATTTCTCTTTTATGAACGTATTAAGTCTTAACAACCCTTCTAAGCTCTCAACACTGCCTGTCTTGGCTTGTCTTGTCAAAGTCTTTACTATTGTTTCTGCGTTGTCTAATATCTCGTTATCACTGAATGTCAGGTCTGGGACATAGATTACATCAGCTAAATCAGTTGGTCTTTCTTTCACTTGGTCTGGGACTACTATCATTTTGTCTTTACCTACCTTGTCGCCAATTTTACGGCGTTTTACTAAAATTCGGTCTCCGAATGGTATCACTTGCGGCATGATTTTCATGCTCCTTTCTATTTTGCGTTACTTTAAAAGAAGTTATAGATTTCTGAAATAAGTTTCTAAGCGTAATGCCGTATGCTTCTTCTAATGCCTTCTCTACCATCTCTGGTGTTAACTCCCAGAAAACACCTGTGCCATCTTTCTCTTCATATAATGCTGTGCATTCCCAATCTATATCTACAGTTAGTCTTTTCATCTGTATAAGTCTCGACTTTTCAATAAATCTTGGAAATGTTGCTGCCAATAATCTTTATTGTGATTAGCACGAGCATTGCAAGCATGGCAGACTGTTATCAAATTAGTAGGATTGCAATTCTTCTTATCGTAGTCTATGTGATGTATAGACAAAGCATAACTAAAGACTATGATGTGTTCTTCTTCCGAAATATTACATTCTTGACAAACATAATCATCCCTTGTTTTTATTTTAGCTCTAAAGATAGCATTACTAAATAAGCTGGGATAATAGTAATAAACTCTACCCAATCCTTTTCCTTTATTCCATGCTTCTTGACCTAAATGAGATTGACGTAATTTCTCTCTTGTTTCAATAGATGCTTTTATACCTTTACGATTACCTATTTTTCCTTTTAATGGATGTATTTTACCTTCCCAAATATGTTTACCTTGATTTGATTTAGGATGCTTACTATTAGGTTTATTAAGCCAATGAACATAAGAAGCTATTTGATATCCTTCTTTTCCTTTATTCCAAGGGATATGACCTCTCTTGAAATAATTAGGTTTACTTAAATCTCCATAAAACGGATGTCCTTTTTGATATGTCATAATATCATCTGTAACTGTAAGCTTTTATGTCTCCCATTTTACCACAAAAATATGCGTATTCACTCATCATAAAACAGTCCGCAAAATCAGGACTATCAATCCCTCTTGCCCTCATATCGTCTTTAGTCTCTATCTGCAACCTGCCTAAACCATCGGGTGCTTTTAACTTAATCGAGGTGAGCTGTTTCTTTAGTATCTGATATACGTTCTCTGGCAGGTATCTAAGTGAATACATCCCTTTCTCGAATTTCTTTGCTACTACCCAATAGAACTGTGTTCTTAGATTCTTAAACCTATTCTGTTCCATTGCTTTTTGATTGCGGCCTCCGTGGAATTCTAATACCCCGATACGTTTATCAGTAATCATATCACCTACGCCTTCGCCTACTCCGTCAGAATCCACTACGATTGTATCAGCTTTCTTAATCTCGTATTTATGGATTATCTTTTGAGTGGTCATAGTCGTTGGGAAATTCTGCCAATACTCTACATCTACCAATGTATGCCCGACTCTATATCCCATTACCGAATAGTTTTCTCCATGCTTTGTGGCTATATCGCTTGATACTATTTTAATCGCATCTTCTTCTTCATCTATTTTAATGTTCCTTGCCCGCTCTACATATTTTAGCGGGATGAGTATATCAGTTCCTTCTTCGGGGAATTCGCCTAATACTCTTGCTTGATATAATGCTGACTTTTCTCCCCATTCAGCTTTACGTTCATCTATCCATTGTTGAGTTACTAACCCAGGTATCACCCCATGTTGATTTTGCCAATCTACACACTCTTGGGCGTTTATTGTTATGTTGTGCCATAGTGGACTATAGAAGCAATTATAAAATTCTCCCTCTGCTGATAGCGGATTGCCTATTGCTAATATACGATATGGATGCAATCCTTCTATAGCTTCCCATATCTCTGGCGCTACACCAAGTGCTTCGTCTATAATAACTAATAAGTGAGGACTATGAAAACCTTGAAAGCGATTTACTTCATTTGTGCTTATTCCAAGAGCAAACCATTCATCATTAAATCTCAGTTCTGTTTTTAATAATTCTGCACCTATGGGCTGAATTGATTTATGATATAAATTTGCTATTTCCTTCCAAATAATTTCTTGAACCTGTGTAAATGTAGGAGCTGTTGTTATTACTTTGGATGGATAATAACTCATTAAAAACCATAAAGCTACTACTGAAACATCAAAACTCTTTCCAACTGTATTAGCTGATTTAACAGATACCCTTGCATGGTCTCTGACAGCATACATAATTTCTCTTTGTTTCTGCCAGAGTTTTGATTGAAACCAAAGCGATACAAAACTTATCGGGTCATCACGCCAATCTGTTTGTATCTTCTTGGCTTTCTCTTGATTTGGGTGAGTTATTATTTTTTCTGCCGTAAGCATCTTCTATAAAACTCCTAAAGTTTGTAAAATGAATATGTTGTTCTACTTGTGGCTTATCGCCTTCCATTTCTTTACGGATTTGCTCTAATACATTAAGTATATCTTTCTTCTGTGATAATTTATCAGGTAATTTCTCAGCAATTTGTTGTAACCTATGTAATCGTTTAGTCTTATCCCAACCCACTCTCTCATTTACGAAATTCGCATTTTTTGAAAGTATTTGTTGTATACGCCTTATAGTAAGATTTGATTTTCGTTTATCTTTTATCTGCTCTGGAGAAAGCCCATCTATATATAACTTGCATATATCAAAATCTCTTATCTTATTATCGCCTTGTATCTCTTTTGGTAGCTTCATACTTTTCCCTCATAATCTACACATCTCTCTTCTAAACAGAACCTATGCCCTTCCTTACAGGATTTCTCATATATGTTCTTATCTGATTCGTGTTTACATTCTATGCTCATGTAGTTATCTTTGCTTTATCCAATACTTCTTTGGCGACATCTCTGTTTACCTCATTATACATATCCAAAACCCCTGTTGCATAAGCACATATTTCTTGAGAGTTTTTGTATTCGTTTGTATGTAATAACTCATCTTTTATCTCTTTTAGGGGTTTCATCTTAAACTATCTTCTACCATTGAATAATCTATTTTACTGGTGATTTCTCTTATCTTCTCTATACTTAATACCTTTTTTGGCGTATTTTCAATCCATTTAGAAAAGCTATCCTTATTTTTCTTTATAGCTAATGCTATTAGTTTACTCATTACTCTTTTCTTATTCATAGTATTGTCAGCTTAGCTTCATCCAG